CACGGGCAGATCACCGACGGCCTTAGCTTTACGGTCAGAACGCTTTGAGTTATCCGGGTATGATTTATTTATCTTGGGGGCGTTTATCGTGCTGCCACCCTTAACCAGCATGAAACGACGGGCTAGACCCTCTTTTTTCAATGCTCGATAATATTCATAGGCGTTATCTGTTACCCCATCTTCACCGCCGCTATCACATGCGGTCATGGTGATTGGCATAAAGCGATCGCTGTCGTCATCGAGGCGATAGGTTCGCTTTATCACCATGTCGGTGATCCGGTCCCAGTCCTCTAAATATTGACCAGGTGAAACACGGACAAACTTTGACGGGTCGTCGGGGTCTTTACGCTTTGACTTTTCAATTTTGAAACGGTCAATCACTATCTGTTCTAAATCGGGTCCCCAGCCAAGCACCAACACATCAAAACGACTGGTTAGCGCACCGCCTTGAACGTCGACCGATGCCGTTAAGAAACGCACCCAAGACGGGACGACACGCTGTCCTAACTCTTGGCGACGGTCCATTAAGTCGGTACTGGTTCGCTCTTGTTCGCGGGGCGGCGTAAACGGCCAACCCTGATCCGTGTTTACCGTTGCCTGTAAATCTTCTAGCTGGCCTGTTTTTTCGTACTCTCGCAACGCGGCCAGGTACTTATAAACTAACTGGCTCCACGACTGAAACGCGGCGGTGGGGCCTTTTTGCCAAAACGACGCAACGCGGCTTTCTCTCGGCTCGCCTAACATCTTGCGGTTTTGGTCCAGCCAACAACCTTCAGGAACCCAAATACCACCATGATTTTGAGCCAGCTTAAAGCGACGGGATCCGGCCTTGTCATCTTCTCTGTGAGTGACGCCGCAATGTGGACACGATAACAACACGTCTTTACTGGCCCTATATGGGTCGGGTTCGTTTATGTCGTATTGCAATAATTTAAAATCGGGTTCGTAGAAATCGCCACAGTCGGGGCATTGCCAATGAAACAGACGGCGATCACCCTGATTATATAAAGACATAATGCCAGGCGACGGCGGGGCTTCATGACCCGTGCATTTGTATGACGGGTCACTGATTAAAAAGCCTGGGCTACTTTCCGCTAACACCATGCCCGATGACATGAATGTTTGCGTTCGTTTGCCCGCTAAAATAAAGCCGCTACCTTCGCCGCCGATGTCTTGTTCCATGCGGTCATAATCGGTTAGGGCTACTCGCTTCCAATCCGATGACGCGAAAATATTTTTAGTGGGCCAACCGACTTTTAAGAAGTTGCCACTTTTGAAAATCTTGTCGTGAACATTGTTGTCATGGCCGCGGTGGGACATGGCCGCTTTAATCTCAGGACTGGCGGCAAACTCTCTTGATAAGCGTTTTTTACTGTGTTCGGCCGCTTTATCCTGGGTAATTTGCACCAATAGAAAATCAGCCGGATCATTAACAATGGTGTGAGCTATCCAACCATCAATTAACGATACCGTTTTAGCGGTTCGCGCTGGGCCAGCAAACACCACCGCATCATAGCGGCGCGATTGCAAACAGTTCATTGGTTCCCACATGTACGGGACTAAGTCACCATCCCACGGAACCATTGAGCCACTTTGTTCAACATAAAGTAACCGACGGGCGCTTTCGGATATCGGTTCCCGCACTGGCGGTTTAACTAGGTTAATGACGTCACGGCGGACATCTTCAGCGCGCGCATAATCAGCCATTATCTTTCATCTCTAACAATTGATTGTGAAGAATTAACCTAAATTCATCCGTCGCCGTGTCGAGTTCTTCAAGCTGATCAGGGGTAAAGCTGCGGCGGCGTTCCATTTTGTCAGATAGACTTTCAAAAAATGACACCGTCGCTTTAATCGTTTTTAGCAAGCTTTCTCTGTGTTCATGCACAGGGATAAGCTCACCGATATTTTCTTGAAACTTCAGACGTTCGTTTTCAGACTGAAACCATTCTTTACGGTCTTTAGGCCAAAGTTCTTCAGGGGTATATTCAAGCTTTGTGCCTGGGGTCGTACTCCCTCCGAACAAGGCGGGACCGACTTTATCTAAGGCGTATAAATCAGCGTTTCCACGCTTACTAGCTGGGCTTACTCCGGCTTCTTTTAGCCGTTTTCTCACTGTGTCTCGATGCAAGCCAAAGGCTTCAGATATTCGGGTTAGATTCCAGTGGTAGGCTTCATTTAGATTTGTTATTTCGGCCACCTTGCCACCTCTACGTAATTAAGGCGGCCCAGCGCGTTAGGGCTTTCAATAAGGAATAGTGGTCCCCATTGGCACTGGGCCTAAACGTGTCCTAATTTCGTTGCTTGGTTTTAGTGTACGTGGCGCACTCTTTCAGATCGTGAATGTAATTCAGCAATTGGGCGGCTGATTCCTTTGGGTAATAAATACCGCCGTCTTGCGTTTCATACCATTCAAGCGTCGGGGGCGTCGGGTCGCACGGGCTTTTTGGTAACATCATCATCGATGCGCACCCGGCCAGCACTAGCCCCAAACAACTCAGCATTAGCATTTGTAGGTGTTTCTTCAATGCTTGCTCTCCTATCTTCCCGCCTGATCTGCTTTGCTTCTGCCCGATGCTTTTCAAGCTCGGCAAAAAACAAACTAAGAATTTGCGCTAACGCCTTTAACCAACCCATTTTTTATAATGCTCTGGCTGATTGTTGATAGCGTTCGCCGCCCGGCCTTTATTCGCGGCCAGCAATTCGAGCAACCAAACAACCCAGTTAGGCAACTTAGACAAGGTTTCGGCTGATATCAGTTGTCGCAACTGCGCCCAAATAAACCCAATAACCGCAATCGTCACCAACACATACACCGCTTTTTCACCCAGCAAGCCGACCAGCAACGACACAATGTCGAACGCGGGTTCGTCTACAACGGGCGCAACAGCCAACGGATCAGCAAAGGTAAAACATGACACTAAGGCCAGGCACATAATTAAAATGACTCGCATAAAACCTCCAATAAACAAAAAAGTAAGGGCGACAACGCGCCGCCCCATGACGCAAACCGCATCAACGCCCTACTGCTTAAGTTCAGCTCGATACTGTTCAACACTGACAAAGCCCCGTTTGGGACTCCATAATTTCAACGGCGCACCGTCGCTATTTAAGCGACAATCTATGTGACACCAACCGATATCTATTTCGATAAACTTGATCCCCGAATAGATATACGGGTTATCAATAATGTGTTTGTGGATCTCTTTGATTGGCGTTTTAGTGACAAAATCAATCGCACGGCCAAATGTGTGTTGGCTGGTCGGCGAATAGTCGGGGCTGTCGGGGGTTCTTAACCCGCTAAATTGACGCGGCCCGCCAATATGCCAGTTGTTAACCGTGAAACCGTTGTCAAAACCCAACACCCGCATGTTGTCGCGTAGCAGATCAACGGCGTTTAATATCCGATAATCCATACACTCGATCGCCTTATCGCCGCGGTGTTTATGCAGCGCGGCCGGGACAAACTCTTGAGGAATAAAATTTTTAAGCTTGAAATTAGTCATTGTCACCCTCGCTTTTGTTTTTCCCATTGCGGCGTTTATCGATTTCTTTATAGATATCCAGCGCAAGGCGACCAGCAATAACGACTAGGCCACCGATGGAAACCATTGTTTGAACCGTTAATGTCGGATCCGGGATTTGCTGCGCCATGTCGGCGGCTTGCTGGGCCTTGGCCGCAACTTCATTTGAAAACACGAAAACGCCACTCCCGCCGCCATAGGCGATAAAGCGGCCTTTGAACTCGCTAGCGGCACTAATGACACATTTCATATTCAGGACCCAGAAAAGAGAAAACCCGCCAAGAAAGGCGGGTTTTGTTTAATTTGAATGGTTGTGCCGAACTACTCTCGGCGGTCGGTGTTCGCCCGCGGCTTATATCAGGGTACTAACATGCTCTTGGTATTGCGGGGCGGCGGCTTCCCTCGATGCCAACTTAATAAGCCAAGTCGCTGACATGTCACAAGGTCATTTATTTACAAGTCGGTACAGCCTGTGCCCCAAGCGGGTTAAATGGCACGGACTTGTAAAACGCAAAAACACCACGTTGGACGAACTTTAAATTAAAGGGCCAAAGATTGCAACACTTTAAGTTGTCAAAATGTCACTTTTAGTGGTCACACTCTTTTTAGCTCTTGTGACATGTCACGCTTAACGGCGGAAAAGGTTACTTTTACGGGCTTGAGATATGATCCCCGGTCAACTGTAATAGTGGTGAATTTGACTAATTATTAAGTTTTGAAAATGAGGAATAAACCCGCTAACAAACTGCCAGTTTTGAGGCGTTAACGGGTGATTTTAACTGAAGTGGTTTTCGTCTATGCGCATAATAACCATTATGTTAAATAGTGGCGTTTATTAACAAATTTACTTAGATGCAAAACGGCAAGCATCAACCCAAATCGAATACATGTTATTTGTTTGAATGGCTAGCTTGTCGAACAGTTCACCTTCGTACTTGGTTTTATATACGCAGTCATCAAGATCAAACTTAATATGTGACGGTATAAAATACTTAGCCTCAAACCCTTTGCGCCAGCGTTCAGGCTCACTCAATACGGGTTCACTTTGTGGCGGGCGCGCAGTGCCAAGCTTGGACGCACAACCACAAAACCCCATAAACTCGCCGCATTCACTGCATTCATAATGACCCATTAAAAAGGGCCGTGAAATGCTGGCGCGACATACTCAGCCCAGCCCAGCAATTCGTAATTATCATCAAATTCGATTGGGACATAAAAATTGTCAAACTCACAATGAGACTGACAATTAACCCAGCCTATTGATTCATGCGGTTCGCCACACTCATTAACTAGATAGTCATCATCTATATACTCACCCTCTGAATCGACTTCTAGCGGTCTGTTTTGATAATAAGCTAAGAACGTAACAACCTTTTCAGTCACAGACTGGCTAGCTGTGTTTGGTCTTTTTACTTTAACCGCAACCCAAAAAAGCTTTTCATCACCTTTTTCAACTTCGGGGCTATGGCTTGGATCCTGCCAATTAACACACCCCGCAAAATTAAGCGCCAAATTAGTCTTGCTGTATGTATTAACAAACCAATTAAAAACAGATTCTGGATCGCCGTCATCATCACTAAGTTCAGTGACCAGTTTACCATTTGCAAAAATACTGACTAAGCCTTCATCTTCTAAGAATTCGTATTTAAAAACATTTTTTAAGTCTTCCATAAACACCCCACTTTATTAATTACAACATCAGTTCACGATAGCTGAACGTGTGCCAGCATTCGCAATCACCCTTGAACAAACCATCACACCCGCCAGGTAATGACGATTTACATTTACCGCAATCACCCAAGGCGGCGATTTGTTTTTCAAGCTGTTCATTGTCACGGCGGATCAAGGTTTCGATATATTCATCTAAGCCATATTCACCACGAACGCCGCCGCGGATAACTCGGTTTCTCTCTAAGGTTTCGCGCTGGCCCTTAGTCAATGACACTTCAACAATGGCGATCCCTAAAGCCGATTGGCGTTCACGCTGAATGCGCTTTCGCTTTGCAGCTGCTTCACGCTGCGCCTGTTTTTTATCTTTGATTTCATCCCTTGGTTTTCCGCTTGGCATCAGCCTACCTCCGGCAAATTGCTTACAGCCTCTAGTGCTTCTTCAAAGCTATCGAACTGATATTCGACATACTCAGGGCGAATATAAATTGAGGCGCTACCGTCTTCATGTTCCATAATTTCAATTTTTTTAGTCATAGTGCTAACTTACTTTTGACGTGGCCATTAATAGGACCATTGGTTCAACACCTTCTAACGTCAAACAGATCACGTTAGTTGGCCACTTATCGACGGCGATAACCTTTCTTAGCTGGCGTTCGTAGCGGTAACAATCCCCAGGCTTTAAATCTTTAGCTAACACCCATCACCCCAAAGGAATACGCAACACGGTTTTAATCACATCACAAACCAACCACGCAAGCTGATCACCAAGGCCAAAACCAAAGCCGACCACTATAGCTATGGATAGATATTGCTTATGCTCTTTGCTCATAGCTTCCCCTTTAACGGCTTACGCCAAAGTCATGCAAGTTGATTAACACGTCTTGCTGAAGATCTTCACCGCGCAGGTATTGCCAAAACCAGAACCAACGGGCTTCACTATCAAAGCGCCATA